GTAAGTGTGTCCCGTTGCGGTTGTCGCCCATCACATGCGGTCGCGTACACGTTATTGAGTTGGAACCGCAAGGCGAGTGCCGGCTTTCAGCGCGGTGGTAATATCCATCAACCGCATCTTCCCTTTGTATGCAACGAATCGTTTGTTAAGAACCGAAAGCAACTGCCCTGCATGCACTCTCTCCACTATTCGCTTCGTCATATATACCTTCGTCATCGTGTATGTTGGATTAATTAGGATCAAAGAGTCCGGCGTATTAGAGTATTCGACGTTATAAATCAAATAGTATACGGTCGCTTCCGTAGCGTATTTGATGGTTGCGTAGAACAATCCACCTTTTTCACTTGTTTCATACGAAAATGGAACTTCTTGTAATATTGACTCTGGTGGTCTTGCATCAAAGAACTTGATTTTGACGGAGCGTAATGCCCCTCCAAACCTAATCCAACCGTCATCATCCAAAATTCTACGCAACGCTGCACGAAACTGCCCCATATTTGCTTGCAGCCTAGCAACCTCGTATGTATACTGAATCACATCGTTGATACGAGGAGGCCCTTCCAACATGTTCGTGAAAAAGAAACCATCCCGCCTAAACAATCGGATGTCATCCAACCTAGGTTCAGGTAGGATGGTCCTTTGCATGAACACTTGATCTACCAACATCAAATCCTCGAAATCGTTCGCCACAACCCACGCCTCACGTTCTAATGTCAACTTCATCGAAGGTTGCATCGATGGTTCATTCACCCATTCCATAATATCTTTCAAGTTGACATAATCAAACGCATGCGCCATATTCATCAAGTTCTTCACCGGTTCGGGAGATACATTCAGTACTGCTTTCCAAAAATGAGAGGGGCGTGCACCAATTAGTGTATCTGGGAATCGAGTTCGTAACGTCGCCATCGCTCTCATATCCGTCTTCATCACTGATAACTCAGACGCGTATATTGACTCTATCAAAGGGGTTAGCGTCAACAATTCCGATCTATTCGTTGGGTCGAATGCGCGATTAAATGAAAACCAGATCGACATCCAGCTTACTTCCAGAACGATTGGCGTATGTCTGCCCTGTATACCTTGAATCATATTGGGTAATAAAGTATTGAAAGCATCATCTGGCAAAGTGAACGCCGAAATTAGATCTTCATTTATAATTTGATTTATTCTCGCAAACCTCACCATGTGAAACGGTAACATTGCGCGAAAGTAAGCCGCCTCCTGTTCTTTTCCCGCAGCCACCAGCATCCTCAGCATTTCCTCATAGGCGTAATACTGCATATTAATCCCGAAGGTCGTAGGTTGTATGATCTCTCTTGAATCTATATCACAATATCGTATAAACCGCTGTGCATGATCGTACGGGCTCGGTTCTCTAATTTCAACGTCAGCTATTCCCCACCCGTTATATCCCTGCCCAGTTTGTGGGTTACCACGAAATTGGTTGCAATCATATTGCGCTCGACCTATTCTAAAATCAAGTGGTTCACCCGAAGCACCTCGATTTATTGGAATTCTGGCGTTGTACATATATTGTAAAAAATCAGCCAAAGCCATATCCAACTGCCTCGCCATATTCAGAGTCAAATTGGTGAAATTTCGTCCAAACGTAAACATCAAATGCCCAACAACGCCTGCCACCATTCGAACTGTCGGGTCCGATCTTTGTGCTGGGTCGTTTTTTATATCCAATACAATTTGACCAGGGAACATCAGAGCCAGATATATCTTTCGTACATCATTCATTTGTAACGCTGTTGGTGTTGCTCCAGCCAGTATTGAGAATGGACCTGTCTGTGTTATTCGTTGTGTCAACGTTATGCTTGTGATTCTTGGATTCGGAGAAATATAATCACCTGTTGGGCTACACGTAGCTATGTTCATTATAAGATTAGCAATATCACATCTTGGAACCGTCCAAATGACGGTTGGGTTCACTGGTAATTGTAAAGCCAAAATCCAAATTGTATCAGCACGTCTAAAATCAGTCAAAAACTCTTGAGAAAAGATTATCCTTTTACGTCTACCCAATCGTTCTAACCACTCCATTGACATATGTAATTGGTATCTCTGTATGCCCTCAATATAGCCCTGCAGAGCATTGTAAATCCTATAGATGGGATCTGACATTGCCCCCATAAATACGTCAACGTCACGATCGGCAACATTTCCGTTTTCAACGATTACACCATCCAACACATTCTGTACCATTAAGCGATATTCAGCAGTCAGCATCGGTAGTACATTTGAGATATCAACCCCCAAAATGCTGGAATCGGCTATTTCCACACCTCGCAAATCACGTGTTTTAATGCCGTGTAAGATGAATGATCCCTCTTTCCTGATCGCTCGTACCTTCTCCAAAATCGTTTCGTACGTTTGTTGCGGATCCTCTTCATCAATTGATTTCCCGATCTCCGACATCCGTTCATAATACGTGTTGATTCGCAAAAAATGCTCATGCGATTGCATCACTATATGTCTAAACGATGTTACCGGTTCTGACCTGATCTCATAGTGAGTCTCATCAGCTAACGACTTGATTCCGGTTATGATTGCTTGTACATCCGGTGCCGCCAGATCCGTCTCTCTCGCTGCAGCCAAATACTCTGCTTGATTTTCACGCACCTTTTGCATAATCTCCTGTAATGCGAACAGCGACAGCAACGGTCCTGAGTCATTCGCGACAACATCTCCATCCAAATATGGCGCTGTCTTTGGCACTTTACTATCTTGCACTGCTTGAGCCATACTCGCCACGGAATTATAC